GAGGGAAAATATCGTAAAGGAATTGGATTTATTCCAAGTTCAAATAAAGGAATGAGCGACATCGAGGGAATTATAAACGGAAAGTTTTTATCTTTGGAAGTGAAAATAGGAAAAGATACAATTCGAGATTCACAATTGAAACGAAAAGCTGAAATAGAAAACGATGGGGGTATTTATTACCTTTGTAAGTGGACGGACTTCGAAACGTTCCAAACTGAAATACAGAACTTAATACCAATAGAATGAAAGCAAATAAAGTAGCAATTATTGACGTTTACGAAAATGGTGTTTTTATACGAAAATTAGAATCTGTTTGGGCAAATTTGCCAAATTTAGAATTACATTGTACCTTTGAAATTACTACTCAAAAATTAGAATGCAAAACACAAATTGATAATCAACTTTTTGATTTTATAGAAAATGAAGTTATAGAATTTTTAACGATATGAATGCAATAAAAACAAAACTAAGCGAGGTTAAATTAAACCCAAACAACCCCAGGTTAATTAAAGATGACAACTTTAAGAAGTTAGTTCAATCGATTAAAGATTTTCCCGAAATGTTAGATATTCGACCTATTGTAGTTAACGCTGATATGGTAATTCTTGGCGGAAATATGCGGTTTAAAGCGTGCAAAGAAGCAGGGTTAAAAGAAGTACCGATTATAGTTGCTGATAACCTTACTGAAGAACAACAACGTGAATTTTTGATTAAAGATAATGTTTCAGGTGGCGAATGGGATTGGAGTTTGCTAAATGATTGGGATAGCGAACAATTGGAGGAGTGGGGTTTACATGTTCCTGAGTTTGCTACCGAAGTAGATTATTCAATTCTCGATGATGATGATGTTTCTGAGCAGTTAGAAAATATGACTGACGGTGTAAAAAAAGCTATTCAAATCGAATTTGAAGCAGAACATTACGAGGAAGCGTATGCACTTGTAAAATTTTGGAGAGAACAAAACGCTTATGTTGGTGGACTTATAATGGAGTTTTTGAAAGCTGAAAAAGAAAAGATATGAAACTAAATAAAGGACAAATTAAAGGAATAAAGTTTTATTATCGTGATGGAATGTCAGATTTAAAAACCTTTGAAGAAGTTTTAGGAAACGAAGTTTATTTGAAAAAATCAATGACAATTCAAAGCGGGGAAACGTGGATGGATTGCGGTGGAAATGTTGGCGCGTTTACTTTATTAGCTTGTTCAAAAGGCGCAAAAGTTACTGTTTATGAACCTGACCCATTTAATTGCGAAATGATAAAAAAAAACCTTGCGTTAAATGGATTTGAAGCGACCATTAAACAAGCTGCATTAGTTCATAATGATACAAAGGAAATAATATTATTTATTGGTAATAACGGAAACGTTTGGAGAAATTCTATAGTAAAAAAGTGGAACAATAAAGGCATCAAAGTCCCTTGTTTAAATTTTGATTCTGAGGCTAAGAATTTTGATTGTTGCAAAATGGATATTGAAGGAGCCGAAATGTTAATTTTAGAAAATACAAATAAGGTATTTAAAAAATTGGTTTATGAATGGAGTTTTGATATTGATGATAGTTTACCAAGATTTTGGAATATAATTGAAAAGCAGAAAAAACAATATAATGATTTAAAAGACGTTGGTAACACTGGTAAATTCAAAAGTCGTGATTACGATGTTTGGCAAAAGTCATGGTTTCCTGCATGTACAAATGTTTTCGCATTTAATAAATAATATATGAAACATATTGATTTAATTGAAGTAAAGCATAATCGTAAAATTGGCGAAGCGTGTGAATATATTGAGCCTAATGTAACTGAAGATTGTATTTTTTATGTAGATGGAGAACCAATAGGATTTTACCTTACGAAAATGCCTGAAAAAATGTGTAAACTTGCTAATTTAGCTGATTCGGAATTAAGGAGTAAAAATGTTCCAAAAACAGTAATGGACAGGAAAACTCCGTTAGGCAATGGTAAATATTTAGTAGTAAGTCAATATTCAACAATTTTAGGTGGATGCCCTCCAAAACCACATATGAGAAGACCATACCCAAGCATATCGAGTGTACATAGTTTTAAAACAGCACAAACATTTATAAAAGCAATGTTACTACTTGCAAAGGAAAGTGAACAGCTAATTAAACAAATATTACCAAAACAATATGAACAGCAAGTACAAATATTTAAAGAAGTAAATGATAAATGGAAGTTTGGAAACTTATTTACAAGTTCAATATCAAACTATAATATTCCAGCACCATTCCATAGAGATAATGCAAACATAGTTGGAGCAGTAAACGTGATAATTTGTAAAAAGTTTAATTCAAAAGGTGGCGATTTACATATTCCTGATTACAACGCAACCATAGGACAACAAGATAATTCAATATTAGTTTATCCAGCGTGGAGAAACGTTCATGGAGTAACTCCAATTATTCCTACATTTGAAAATGGTTATAGGAATAGCTTAATTTTTTATCCATTAAAAGCATTTAAAGGAATTTAGTATGGCATACGACAAACAAAAAATATTTGAACAAGCAAAGGAAATGATTGTTAAACACAAACTGTTTTTCTTTGATGACATTATAGCTTTTTTACCAATCGCTTCAAGCACTTTTTATTTGTGGGAAATGGAAAAATCGGAGGAGCTAAAAGAATTATTAAACCAAAATCGCACCGAGTTAAAAGTTTCAATGCGTTCGAAGTGGTATAAGTCAAACGCTCCTGCTTTACAAATGGCGTTAATGAAACTAATCGCAACACCCGAAGAGTTGAAGAAACTTTCAATGAACCACAATGTTCAGGAAGTTACCGTTATCGAGCAACCTTTATTTCCAGATGAATGAATTGGTTAAGTGAAGTTGCAAAGAACCATAAGAGTTATGTAAAAGTAATTAACAGTTTTGGCGAGTATTTTTATGCCGAAGATTTGGTTCAAGAAATGTACTTGCGTTTAGACCGAAATAAGCAACCCGAACAAATAATTGTTAACGGAAAAGTGAATGAATACTATATTTATTTAACGCTGAAATCTATATTTTTAAACTTTGTAAAAGCAAAAGAGCAAGTTTATAAAACAAATGATTTACCTTTGAATATTGAAGCAGTTGACAATACAAAATACCACGAAGCACAATTTCGTTTTAACAGCATTATTGAAGCTGAAATTGATAAATGGGAATGGTACGATGCAATGTTGTTTAGGTTGTATTTAGATAGCGGAAAATCAATGCGAGATATATCGGACGGAACAACGATAAGTTTGCGTTCGGTATTCGATACGTTGGCAGAATGTAAGCGTAAATTGAAAGCTAACTGTAAAGAAGATTATGAAGATTTAATTAATAACGATTACGAATTAATATGAGTTGTAAATTACTAAAACCCATAAAAATAAGCGTTGGAGATTTAATACATGATATTGAAGATGGAGATTGTTATTTTATTGGAAAAGTTACTGAAGTTAAAAACAATGTAGTGACTAAATATAAATTAATTAGTATTATTTGGAACGGCGAAGAAGATACAGAATGCGAAGATTTGAATACTGAAATAGAACCACGTTGGTGGTATTACACAAAAAATTAATATAATGGCAAAAAGAAAACCAAAAGGATTAGGCGACACTATCGACCAAATCACAACAGCAACTGGAATTAAAGCACTTGTTAAATTTGTAGCAGGGGAAGACTGCGGTTGCGACCGCCGAAAGGAAGCGTTAAACAAACTATTTCCTTACAATAAACCCAATTGTTTAAACGAAGCAGATTACAATTTTCTACATGAATTTTTTACAGTTGCAAGGGGTTCAATTGTTCCTTCCGTTCAATACCGATTAAACGAAATTCATACTAACGTTTTTAACAAGGTAACGAACTTCACTACTTGTACAAGTTGTTTAGCGGATAGGGTCAACGCATTAAAAAAAGTTTATGTTCAAACGAACGACAGCCGTCAACAAGATACGGCAATTGAAGAAACGAATTAAGATAATTCAGGGCGGAACTTCGGCTTCGAAAACATTTTCTATTTTAGCAGTTTTAATTGATTACGCTGTAAAAAATCCAAACAGCGAAATTAGTATTATTGCTGAGTCAATACCACATTTAAGACGTGGAGCGTTGAAGGATTTTATTAAAATTCTAAAATGGACTAACCGATATAACGATGAATGTTTGAACAAATCGTTATTAACATACACAATGAAATGCGGTTCTGTTTTTGATTTCTTTTCCGCAGATGATTCTAGCAAATTAAGAGGTGCAAGGCGTGATATTTTATATATGAATGAGTGTAACAATATGACCTTTGATGCTTATAACGAACTTTCAATTCGTACTAAGAAACACGTTTATTTAGACTTCAATCCCGTCAATGAATTTTGGGTTCACTCCGAATTAAAAGACGACCCGAATGCAGATTTTATAATACTTACTTATTTAGATAATGAAGCGTTAGATGATTCTATTATTGAGCAAATAGAGAATAATAAAACCAAAGCGTTAACGTCAAATTATTGGGCTAATTGGTGGAAAGTTTACGGCGAAGGACAAATCGGAATGCTTGAAGGCGTAGTATTCAGCAACTGGAAAACAATCGATTCAATACCAACGGATGCTCGTTTATTAGGAATAGGATTAGACTTCGGGTACACCAATGACCCAACTTCAGCAATTGCAGTTTATAAGTGGAATGATAAAAGAATACTCAAAGAATTGTTTTACCAAACGGGAATGTTAAACGGTGATATTGCGAACCTATTACCAAAAGATACTTTAATTTATGCAGATAGTGCCGAGCCGAAAAGTATTGAAGAAATACGGCGCAGGGGGTTGCAAATATACCCAGCAACGAAAGGCAAAGATTCAATTAATTACGGAATTGATTTAATGCAACAGCAAGAATATTTAGTAACTTCGGAAAGCGTTAATTTAATTAAAGAACTTCGTGGGTATTGTTGGGACGTTGATAAGACTGGCAAGCAACTGAATAAACCGCAAGGGGGAAAAGACCACGCAATTGATGCGGTGCGTTACCACGAAATGGAATCGATAAGCACAAACAAAGGCGTGTATAACATTTATTGATAAAAATAGTTTATATATTATGAAAGTAGAAATTACTATTCCAACATCTATTTCGGAAATACCTTTGGTTAATTACCAAAAGTTTGTTAACGCTTCGCAAAATAGCGAAGACGAACAATTTTTAATGGAGCAAATGGTTCAATGTTTTTGCGGTATTGAATTGAAATCTATTGCAAAAATACCGATGAATGATTTAACGGATTTAATTCTTTCGCTTACTGAAACATTAAAAAGCGAAGGGAAATTTCACGAACGTTTTAAAATAAAAGATTTGGAGTTTGGTTTTATTCCGAATTTAGAAAAGATAACATTTGGCGAATACGTTGACCTAGAAAATTACTTACAAGACGTTTCTAATTTTCACAAAGCAATGGCAGTTATGTACCGACCAATTAAAGAAACAAAAGGCGAACGGTATTTAATACACGATTACAACGGTAGCGACGAATACAGCGATTTAATGAAGTTTGCACCGTTGGAAATAGTAAAGGGAGCGAATGTTTTTTTTTGGAGTTTAGAAAAAGAATTATTGATGGCTACGCTGACATATTTGGAGAAGGAAATGCAGAAGCTAACGAAGGAAGACTTAGCGAACGCAGTCAATTTGGAAAACAATGGGGTTGGTATGGAAGCATCAATGTACTCGCTCAGGGAGACGTTACAAAGTTTGATGCAGTTACCAAATTGGGACTCCGAAAATGTCTCACTTTTCTCACGTTTAAAAAACAAAGCGATGAAATTCAGGAGCGAGAATTTAAACGAATAACTAAACGGCAATGAGTAAAGATTTAAGAGCGGAAGCATTACAAAAGTTCGTTGACGGAGTTGTTAAACAAGCAAGAACGAATTTAACTAGACGTAAAAAAAACGCATCTAAGAAACTTTACAATTCAATTAAAGGCGATAGCGAAGTTTACGAAAATTCTATTCGTATTGGTTTTTCAATGGAAGATTACGGGTTCTTTCAAGACCAAGG